TGACCGACACTGAACGGATCGACTACCTGGAGGCCGGCTTCCGCAAGCTGGCCTGGACGAAGAAAAGCTGGCACATGCAGGGCGATCAGGCCATGATCGTCTACCTCCCGCCTGGCGAAGAGATGCTCGCAGGGGAGAAAACTTATCCAACACTCCGGGAGGCCGTGGACTCCCGGCTGGCCCGTGTCGCCGTGACAACGACAGGTTGACATATGAACGAAACAGAGATACTTAACCGGGTTCGGGAGGCTATCGCCTGCCTCGACGAGGCCGCCCACATCTGCCCGATGAACACCCGCGACCAGCGCAAGCTGCACATGCGCTTCCAGGACGCCGGGGACCGGCTGGTCGAAGTGAGGGAGGAGTTAAGTGCGCGGCTCCAGGCAAACGAGGAACTGAGGCGTAGTCTGAAGTTTCGGTGAGCCGTGTGCTTGAGCGTAAATGAGCGTAACCCTATTGCAAATCAACGGCGGCTAGAGTTAGAATTGTCCGTTCGACGGAAAGCGGCTCGGCTGATCACTGAGCCGTACGAACGGAATCTACCGGGAATCGCGGGCTGCCCTTATCCAGCCCGCCCCCGGTGAGCCAGATAAGGCTGAAGTGAACGAAGACAACCTGTCTCGCGGCTACGTCGCTCTGTACCGGAGCCTGCTCGACAACCCAATATTCACCAAGTACCCGCTGGCGTACTTCAAAATCTTCGTTTACTGCCTGCTGAAAGCCGCCTATAAGCCTAAAACATACCAGGGAATAGACATCCCGGTCGGCAGCTTCATCAGCAGTTCCATCGAAATTGCGGCCCAGTGCGGGGTCACACGCGATCAAGTTCGCGGCTCCATAGAAGCCCTAACAAAAGCACACGTACTGGCCACCAAAACCACCAACAAATTTACGTTGTATACCGTTGAAAACTTTGAGCGTTACCAGAACGGATGGCAAGGCAACCCCCAACAAAGCCCCAACAAAGCCCCAACACTTCCCCAAAAAACCCCCACTAACAATAAAGAAGAAATAAGAATTACAGACACAGAACCGCAATCTGCGATTGCGGCTGCGGTTGTGGTTGCGCCTCTCAAAGCGCCGAAAGCGCGGAAAGCCCCGAAGCCCAAACCGGAGCTCCCGCCTGACTTCTTCGAGGAGTTCTGGGCCATTGTCTGGTACAAGGTCGGCAAGAAAGACGCCAAGGCCGCCTGGGACCGGATCGTCAAGGACGAGGCCGGTGGCCGCCGCCTCATCGCCCTGGCGATCCAGCAGGGCCCGATTCTCAAAGATCAAGCTATCGGAGGCGGCCGGAACCCGCTCTACCCGAGTACTTGGCTCAACAAAGAGCGCTTCGAGGACGAGCTTCTGCTTCCGGGCTTCGAGCCCTCCGACCCGGCTGAAGAAGCCGCCAAACAGAAACGCATTCTGGCCGCGATCAACCGAGACCGCGCCAAGGAAGGGCTTCCCCCGCAAGAGAGCTTATGACCAACCAGACCCTACAGTTCATGAACCAGATACTCCCCAATTTGCCGGAGGCCGTCGAGTACGAGAAGCTCGTCCTGGGCGTCCTCATGGACGATCCGGACGCCACCAACGCCATCCTGACGCTGGAACGGGACGATTTCTACCTCGAACAGCACAAGCGGATCCTCGACGCCGGCCGCTGGTGCGACGACAACGGCCAGGAGATCAGCCTCCTGTCGGTCAGCCAGCGGCTCACCGACACACGGCACCTGGAAAGCGTGGGCGGGCTCACCTACCTGAGCGGGATCTCGACCGTGCCCAAGGTTGTTGACCTCGAAACCTACCTCGGCACGCTGCGGATCAAAAGCACGCTGCGCCGCGCCGCCATCATGCACGCCAAGTATGCCGAGGAGTGCTGTATGCCCGGCGCCGGGCCGGAAGTCCTCGCCTCGGCCGAGGCGGCCCTGAGGGAGCTCGGCACCCGTACCCGAATCAGGCCCGGCTCGCGCGGGCTCGAAGCCTTCCTCGACGCCGAGTATGGTGGCAGCTATGCTCAATTCCTGGCTCCCGAGAAAGGGGTATCTGTACCGACTCCTTGGGAGAATCTCAATAAACTGCTGACCGGTGGAGGCTTCATGCCCGGCCAGTTGGTGGTAATCGGGGCGCTGCCGGGACTGGGCAAGAGCGCCGCGGCAGCCATGATAGCCCGCTTTGCCGGTGAGCAGGGCGTTATCGTGTTCTCGCTCGAAATGAGCGAGAGGGAGATCTGGCTGCGCATGATTGCGTCACACGCCAAGGTTCCGCTCAAACCGTTGAGCGAAGGGGTGACTTTCGAGGACGAAGACGCACGGCACCGGATCGCCGCTGCGGGGAGTGCTCTGTCCAAGATGGCCCTCCGGATCGACGACTGGAGCGGGTCGACTGTGCAGGCCATCGTTGCGGAGGTCAAGCGAGTAAAGCCTATGCCCAAACTGGTCATTGTCGACTACCTGCAACTCCTCTACCCGCTGCGGAAACGGAGCAACCGCGTTGAGGAGATCGGTGAGATCAGCCGTGCGTTGAAGCTGGCCGCTAGCGAGTTAAAGCTTCCGTTCGTCGTCCTTTCCCAACTCAACCGGGAGACTGCCAGGAACAAACGGGAACCCGAGCTCCACGATCTGCGCGAATCCGGCTCGATCGAGCAGGACGCCAATACAGTCATGTTTCTGCACGCCAGCCAAGACGAGCTCCGCGAGGCGATCGCCCACCGCCGGGCCAACGAGATCGAATTGATCATTCGCAAGCAGCGCAACGGCGCGACCGGGAAGGTGAAACTCGTATTCACGCCGTCCACGATGCGGATTGTGGAAGGGATAGAGGAGGGCGAAATATGATCCCGAAAAAGGGGCCAAAAAAGCAGGGGCTGCGGAACTTAGGGGAGATCGCAAGGGAGATCCTCAACGCGCCGCCCGAGACGGAATGGAAGTTCAAAGGGGGCGTCTGGAGGCTCACCGACGACAAGGAAGAGATCGAGTGTTTCCTCGACAGGACCGGAGGAGGGTACGTCTACGGCATTGCTCTCTCCCGCTGCCGTACGTGTGCAGGACTCCTCGACATCATTTTCCAGGTCTACCCGAAGACCTGGGTGTCCGAGGGGAACTTCTGCGCGATGATCGCGGCGCTGGAATACCTACTGCACCCGCAGGGGACCATGTGCAGTTGGGGAGTGGACAGGACCAGGGCCTCGTGAAGTTCAGGGGAGACGCCTCAGGCGGTTAGTCAGCCCGCCCTGTTGGGACATTGGGTGTCTCCCCCCATCACAATCTAACGCAAAGTGATCTTCGAGCCGTCCGTGAACGTGCAGATGGCCATCCGGCAGCCGGCCTTGCGCAGCGCCAGCGTGAGGTCGACCAGCCGGGGAATCATGTAGGCCAGCCTCGTGGCCGGCGCTTTGGTAGCTGCCCGTTTGGCCTTCGGCCCGTAGTCCCGCTCCACGCTGGCCCCGAGGCGGGCTGCTGCGGCCTTGATCTGGGCGTCCGAAGCGGCCTCGGCCTGCTCCTGCTTCAGCCGCGCGTACCGCTTCCGCTGGTAGTCGCGGGTCTTCTTGCGCTGCGCTTCAGTTCTCTCTGGCATACTGGGATTCTCCTGTTGATTGGTTTGTTTCTGTTGGCACCTGTTGATGCAGGCACTCGGGGGGCGGATATGAGCCCGCCTCCCGGGTGCTCACACCTGAGGCGAATCTCCGGTCACGTCCACGCGAGTGCCTGGACCGCTTTTCTTCCGGCCGCCTCCCTTGGGCCGGCCCTTGCGCCAGCAGTTGCTGTTGTTGAGTTGACGGCAATGCGTCGAACAGAACACCGGCTTGCCATGTATCTCGTGGCGGCGGCGCTGGGCTATGTTCCCCTGGAAGGCTTTCTTGCAGACGGCGCAAGTGAACCAGAATTGCGCCCTCTGATAGTTCTTGGCGTACCACTGTTCCCGGCATTTCTTTGTGCAGTACCTTGAATTCCAGCCGAGCGGCGCCGGCTGGTAGGTCACGCCGCAACTCTCGCAGACGCGCTCCGGCTGCACATAGATCTCGCGCATGAGGGCCTGCGCCTTGTGGAGGTGCTCATCGGCTTCCAGGGACCGCGGCGAGCGGATCGGGTTGGGGATGCCGTCGAAGCCGCCGCCAAAGGTGGCCCCGTGGATATGCGCGCGATCGGACAAGTGCTGCGCCACGTCAGGCGTGTGCAGGCCGGTCTTCTTGTTGAACCCGGCGGCGCGCTTGAAGTCGACCGCCTGGATGCCGTGCGCGAAGTTGACGTGGTTCCCCAGGCGCTTGCCGACCCAGTCGCAGCCGTCGATCAGGCAGGGCAACTCGTCCTGCATGAGGAACTCGTCGTAGCACTGGGGCAGGGCGATCTCCTGGGGATTGGCGATCCAGCGGTCGAAGCGGCCCGCCATAAAGGCCCGGTAGCAGCGTGTGCTGCAATATTTCTTCTTCCCCCGCTTACCGAACTCGACCCGGATTGTCGCTTGGCAGTTGAGGCACGGCTGCTCGATGGTGCCCTCGGCGAGCCGCCCGGTCTGGGCCAGCACGCTCGCCGCATTCCCCTTGGGTTGCATGGCGAGCGTGTGCTGGCGGAACTGATCGGAGGTAATGTAGCACTTCAGCGAGCAGTACCTTTTCGGCGCGCGTGAACCGAACTCGACGAGGCAGGTTGGACAGGTGTACATGGGCATTGGTTTGCGCTGCTTGCGGAGAGCGGCGTTGCCGCAGACCGGCGAGCAGTACGCTCGCTTGGTGCGGTTGTATTTCTTCACTTGCCAGGGCTTGCCCAGAAACTCGGCGCCGCAATGGGTACAGGGAATATACTTCGGGGCCGGATAGTTGCTGCTCATACTGGTAGCCACTTCTCGAACCGGGCCACGGCCTTGTGCAGCGCTTCCAGACCGCCCTTCTCGGTCTTGGCCACCGCTTCGAGGAGAGGCAGCCCGCTGTCAATCGAAGCCTGGACCTCGGCCCTGGTAGCGTCCCGGCCCTCGCAGATCCAACCCACCGAATCCGGCTCGCCCATCTGGATCAGCGGGCCCGTATCGGTTCGGAAGAGCTCGTACTCGCGGGTGAGCCAGAGCATGGCGACACCGGGGTTGCGCGTGATCCCCATACCGCCCACGTTGTCCCGCATCAGGTCGTTGTTGATGAGTTCGTCCTCGCGGCGCACCATCTTCGGGTTCGACAGGAACGGGCAGTTTTGCGCCGACCAGAGCGCACACTCCGAGTGGCTGGGTGGTTCGCTCGACGTGCGGTTGACGCCGCACATGGGCCCGGCGACAAATACCTTCCAGACGCCCATGCGTTCGCCGCAGACCCAGCACAAACGCTGCTTGATGGCGCTGATGAACTTTTGGTTGTCCATCGCCCTGAATTCGGGTTTGCCGTTGACGTAGGCGACGAACCAGGGGATCGGGACGCCCTTGTCGGTGAGCTTCAGAGAGCGCATACGCGCGGGGAGGGTTTCCATGTTTATTGGCATAGTTTGATGGCATCGCAGGCGGGGTTCTCCAGGTCCACCGTGCTGTTCAGATACCTGTCGGTGATCGCCACCGACGAGTGGCCGAGCGTCAACTGGATCTGGGACAACTGGGCCTTGCCCTTCAGAGCCAGCCGCGCAAACGTCCTGCGGAGATCGTGCGGGGCAAGCTGGGGCACGCCGATCCGTTCACCCGCCCGTTTGACGATCGCGTGAATGTGGTCCGGTGTCAGCCCTTCCTCGCCCACTTGGCCCTTCCAGACCCGCCTCAGGACCGGTCCCTTCGAGAGGCCGGCCGCCTGGAGCCACGAATTTAGCGCAGAATTGGCCCAGGACGGGACGGGAACCGTCCGGACCCTGCGGCCCTTCCCCACCAGATCCAGGAGCACCACGCGCCCGTCCAGCGTCTGGACGTGCCCAATTTGGAGAGATGCGACCTCCGACCTCCGCAGGGCGCACCCGGTCAGCAGGGCTAGGAGGCACCGGTCCCGAGCCGCGGTGAGATTGGGGATACCATAGTCGAGCAGCCGGGTCACCTGTTCGAGCGAGAGCCACGTCCCCATGCGAACGCCGCGCACCGGCAGGCTCTTGATGGCCTCGATGCCGGGGAGCTCCTCGGCCGCGGCGCTCTCGCGGGCCAGGAACTTCAGCGCCGCCAGGTGCAGGTTCACGGTCGCCGGGGCATACCCGCCGTCCCGCTTCTCGACGATGTAGGACCGGATGCCCTCGGCGGTGAGATCCCGGTCGAAGTTGCGCCAGATGGCGGCGTAGCGCTCGCGCGAGTTCTTCGCGTTCAGAGTTGCCAGACTCATTGCTTTCACCTCAATGCAAATAGTACGCTAATCACTCTTGCGATGGCAAACTAATCGTGTTTAGAATAGGCACGATGCCGCAAATAGTGATGAAGCTCGACAACGACCAGGAACTGGAGGCGCTCTGGGCCAAGGCCGACAAGCAGAAATTGTCCCTGAGCGATTACCTGCGCAAGCGCGTGGGCTTTGCACCGTTCCTGCGCGGCGTGGGACGGCCGGCGCGCAAGGCCAAGTGCCTCGAATGCGGGGCCATCATCAGCGCCTCGCGCATGTCCAAGCACATGAGGCTGAACCATGTCGTCTGAACATCAGGCGAAGTTTCTTTCCGGCCTCTGGACCTCGATCTGCACCATCGCCGAGCGCGATGGCGTCGTCCCGCTCAATAAGCTGCCGGGCCTGTGGAAGTTCGAAGCGGGGGACTTCTGGCTCACGGTCAATCCGCACCGGGAGAAGATCGAAGAGGTCGATCCATACACCGTCAACGTCGAGCGCAACGGCTGGCCGATCGCCATGATCGGCCCCTACGACGCCTGTTTCATCGTGGACGGGCTGCAGAGCATGTTCGCCCTTGACAAGGCACTCAAGGAACGTGCAGGATCGAATGCTAATCTTGATAAGCCGTAAAACTGCTGGCCCGTCTCGGAGGAGGGGCCAGCGGGAAAACAATTGCGTCCAATTCCTTCATCCAAGGGCGTACGGACGATCTGTACGCCCTATTTTTGAGGTGCAATAATAATGGCTGGCGTTCTGCAATCGGGGAACTCCCCCGGCGAGGGGCTGCAGCCCCAGAGAGACTCGTCAGAACAAGACGAAAACAGCACTCCACCTTTGGTGGGTAATGGGGGTTCAAATCCCCCCGCCAGCTTTAAACTTCCGCCCCGGTTGGGCAGACGTAAAGATCTTCTCGGGAGGACATCCCAGCCGGATTCTCTTGGTCATGGCTTGCCTGGATATCCCCACGCGCCGTGCTGCCTCTTGCACCGGAATCCTCTCGCCGCCCACTTCGACGAACACGTTACTCCTGGCGTTGTTGCGTTGCTCTTTTGTGGTAGCCCACTGGACGTTCCCCGGTTCGTAATTGCCATCGTTATCCATACGGTCGATAGAGTGCTGCGGAGAAGGTCTCGGTCCAATGTGGTTCAGAAAACTCTGGAAGGAATCCAACCAGGGCGGATAGACAGTAATGCCGCGACCGCCGTAATTGGGATAAGAAGAATGCCTCTCACTGGTGCAGCGCCTGATCATTGCTTTCCAGCAGAAGTATCCTGCGACAGTAGACTTGGTGCTAGCCATGCGATCTCCTTTCAGATCTCATTGGTCAGAGCCGCTGCGGTGCTTCCAACACCGCTCGGCTCGCATCTAGTCTACGCCTTTGGTGGTGCGGCGTGCTGACGGTCGCCGTCCTTGCCACGTCCAGCGCGGGCAATTCCACGTTTGTGTCAGACGGCACCACCCGCCTGTTGATCGACGCGGGACTCTCGCTGCTCGAAACCACTACGCGCCTGGCGGCGGTCGGCGAGTCCGTCGACAACATCGACGCCGTCCTCTTGACTCACCCGCACATCGATCATTGCGCCGGCCTCGGCACACTCATCCGCCGCTGGCGGCGCGGAGGCCGGTGCGTGCCGGTCTACTGCTCCTACTCGACGTGGGCGACGATGCCCGGCGTGATTCCGGTCCACCACTGGTTCCGCGAGATCAACCAGTCGAGCCGCTGGGACATAGGTAAGATCCGGTGCGAGTGCTTCGCCGTCGAGCACGATACCAAGGAGCCTCTCGGCTTTACCGTCGAAGTGGGCAAGCAGCGGGCCTCGTTCGCCCTGGACCTCGGCACGCTGGGCGGCGACCTCGCCGATTACATCGCCGACTCGGACCTCGTCCTCGTCGAAGCCAACCATGACCCGGACATGCTCCGCGCGGGCCCGTATGCCTACAAGCTGAAGGAACGCATCCTGAAGACGCACCTGTCGAACGAAGCCGCTTGTGCGTGGATCTCGGAGCACATGACGCACCGGACCAAGTACCTGCTCCTGGGGCACCTGTCGCTCTCGACGAACGACCCGGAGCTCGTGCGGCTGATGGCGCGGCGCGAACTGGATCGCCTGAAGTTCACGGCAGAGCTTGAGGTGATCGAGCCGGGTGCGTCTTCGGGCCCGTGGGTGCTAGGTTAGCGCCAGCATTCGCAGTTCTGCCAGCTACGCCCGCACATATCACAAATAGGCTCACTCGCGACCGCCGAGTTTTGCCGAGTTTCGCTGAGTTTCTCATCCGCCCAGCGCGTGCCCGGCGGGTTGGGAGGATCGCCCTGGACACCGTCAGCCGCCTGTTCGGGAGGCTCCGGCGAGGCCGTACCCGCGGCGGCGCGCTTCTTCGCCGCGTTCGCCTCCTGCATACGCACCAGGGCCGCTCGTTGCGCGTCTGTCATCGTTGCCATATTCCCTCACGCTACACTGAATCAAATCCCACATAACCTGGAACGGACGTGCTTATCCCTCGCTGGGGCGGCGCGTCCTTCCTTGTTCAAAAGCCAGTATCAACTGCCCCAACCACTCGGCGATCTGCGGCACCACCGCGTTCCCTAACCGGGCGAGCCGCTTCGAGCGCTCGTTCATAGCTCGGTCCAGCCCGGTGGAAATCCCATCAGCCACTCGACGAATCTTGGGGAGAGCCGGTGCAAGATCGGGCCGCTCTCTGAGGATATCTGCCCATCTGGGATCGTTGGGGCCGGGAGCGAATGCTCCACAAAGTTCTGTAACTGTTCGCCCTTGAACCGGCCTCCCCGCTCCTGGTAGGTGCGCTTGTTCGGCGTCCGGTAATCCCTCGCCGCTGGCGTGGGAAAGTGCCGCGCTTGCTGGTCGAGGCCCATCTCCTCTTTCCGGTCCCCGCCCCGTGAGCGGAAACTGTCGGTCCCCGGCGTCTGCCATGTGACTATCGCATCCGACAACGTGGTGCCCGTATGTGAGACTCCCGTCGTCGTCGTTCGCCTCGCCGCGCTCGCTGAGTCCGTCGTCATCGCGGTAGGCCACAATGAAGACCCGCTTCCTGAGATGGGAGGCTCC